GCATTTGCAGGGGATGTACTGATTGAGGATCTTACTCTGATCTCAATGGTATCCGGCAAGGAAATGAATGTCACTAACCAGTTACTTGAGGTGAAGATATTCGAAGATTTGTTTTCTCCGTTTATCAGTGGTAGTTTGATACTCCGTGAATCTTTGGACATCCTAAACCATTTACCATTGATGGGACAAGAATACCTTCAGATGAAAATACGGACTCCAACCTTGGATGAGAAGGATGCTATTCAGGGATTGTTCTATGTGTATAATATGACTGATAGAGCATTTGTATCGGAACGTAATGTGGTATACAAACTAAACTTCATATCATATTCTGCTCTCATAGATTCCAACACTAAACTGAGTAAACCATTCGAGGGTAAAATCTCCGATATTGCTAAAAAGTTGATTACAAACTGGGTCGGTGATTTTGCAGTGAAGGATGAGAATATAGAAACCACTAGAAATGCAACCAAGTATGTTTCCAATTACTGGTCTCCGGCAAAGAATTTGAATTATATAACGAACCAGGCAATCAATATCAGTGGATCGCCGTCGTATCTATTTTTCGAGAATAGGCAGGGATTTAATTTCAAAAGTCTTGCCAGTATGTATAAGGCAGATCCTGTACAAAAGTTCAATTTCAGTTTGAAGGCAAGAGAGATCGATAAGGGTGGTATAACACAAGCACATCGTAATGTGACCAAGGAATATCAGAGAATGCAGTCCGTGGATTTTCCGGAAGGATTTAACACCCTAAGTAAACTGGGTAGAGGAACATATGCTTCCACCCTACATACACATGACTTAGTGACAAAGCAGTATAAGGAACGCAAGTTCAACTATCAGGATACCTTTGCAGATAAAGATCACCAACATCTGAATCCGTATCCTATAACGGCAAAGTCCACCAGTTTTACATTTGGTCCTTCGTCAACGATTATAACAGATGAAATACACTTCGGTGTATACAATGGATATGGTGATATATCCAACAGTGATAGTCTACAGGAGCGTCTAAGTCTATTGAATTTGGCAGATGCCATGAAGGTTACTGTGGTGGTTTCCGGTAGAACTGATTACACTGTGGGACAGAAGGTCTTACTGGAAATGACTGAGGCAGAAGTATTGGATCCAACAGATACACTGGAATCCGAGGAAGATATGCTATTCTCAGGTTTCTATCTAATTGGTTCCATAAACCATACTGTGAATAGAGAGAAACATACCTGTACGATGGAACTCATAAAAGACAGTCTTCTCAAGACTGCCGATATAAAATAAGGCGAAATGAACAACATATTATTCCAAGGCGTGGTAGAAAATAGAAATGATCCATTGAAACTTGGTCGTTGTCAGGTTCGGATTGTCGGTATGCATACGCACAATAAGATCGAACTTGCCACTGCAGATCTACCTTGGGCATATCCAGTTCAACCAATAACCTCTGCTGCGATCAATGGAATCGGGCATACTCCAATTGGTCCTGTTCCCGGAACTTGGGTAATCATTATGTTTCGTGATGATGAACAACAAGAACCAATTATGTTGGGGACCATTGGTGGTATTCCCCAGTCCAAGCAGGCACAGATGTCCAACGACAATAATTCCAATGTTATTGCAACTGATGGTGGTGTATTGACCGATAGTGGTGGACAAACGATAACCACGGCAGATGGTGCCCCTGTGACAGTTGGGTCCACTGAATCTCAGACAACTCCTCCACCGGATGCTGTTCCATCAGTCAACCCAAAGGACGCAGAAGTAGTTGATATTTTTGCTATACCTATTCCAAGCACACCACCACCTGGCACTCCAAATGCTTCTGTTGTATCTAAGAATATGGCTGCTATTATTGAAGCATGTGACAAGGTAGGTCTGAAAAGTAAATATGCCAAGTGTGCCGTTCTTGGTATTGTTGGTGGGGAAACTTTATGGATTCCACAAAAGGAAGGGTTTGTATATTCTGATCATGTGAAACTGGCAAAGACATTTGGAAAGACCTTCAAGGGTAATCTTATTGAAGCACAGAAATATGCCAATTGGAAAGGGTCCAGAGAAGATTTCTTCGATAAGATCTATGCACCGGATGGTAATGGTGAATTAGTCGGCAATAAAAAGGTTGGGGATGGAGGCAAGTATTATGGTCGTGGATATAACCAGATCACGGGTAGAAGTGGTTACCAGCAAATACAAGATGCATTGAAGACCAGAGGGATTATATTGGATTTGCTGAGCAACCCCGAGTCTGTAAATGACCCATCTGTGGCAGCATTATGTGTTGCCATGTTCTATGCATTGAACGTAAAACACGACCAAAATGATCCAGGATATTTCATTGCTGCCAGAAAACGAACTGGCAAAGATGTTCCTCCCGGATATGAAAAGAAACAGAAATACTATGAGTATTTTCTTGGTCAATCATCATCAGTTGAATCAACAAATAAACCATCCACGGATTCCCAGAAGGAATATACTCCGGAAGAGATTGCTGCTGCAGATCCAGCAAAAAGAGCAGCATTATCTGAAGATAGATCCTCCAATGAGATTGTTGGATTTTGTGATCCGTCCGGTAAATATCCACTGCGTAATCTAATGGATGAACCTGATACTAATCGTATGGCACGTGGTATTATTGAATCCACTGCAACTGCATTCAAAGATGCATCTAGGACTACAAAGATTCAGAGTGCAAATGGTTCTGGTTATTGGGATCAACCACTTGCTCCCTTTGGTGGAGTATATCCTTTCAATAAGGTATTTGAGTCTGAGTCTGGTCACGTCAATATGGTCGATGACAGTCCAGGAAATGAGACTACAAGCACATTCCATCGTAAGGGTACATTTACTGATATTGATGCAAATGGCACTCAGGTGAATAAGATTGTCGGTGATGGTTATATCATTATGGATAGAAATGGTTCTATCTATATTGCCGGTGCTGCACAAGTAACCTTCGGTGGTTATACTAATATCATGTGCCTCGGTAATGCTGATATTGAAGTAAATGGAAAGACTACCCTAAATGTAAATAATGATCTATCTGTTGGAGTTGCCAGCGATATGACCTTGGCAGTGGGTGGTGACCTAAGTATAAAGGCAGGTGGTAATATCAATATGGAGGCAGGAGATTCTCAAAATCTTGCTGCCACAAATAATTTCAATATTGGGTCCGGTAAAGATTACAATATTGGTATTGGTGGAAAGTACCAAGCAAAGGTTACAAGTGATTATGATATCTCCTGTGTGGCAGGTATAAATATCATTGCAGGTAAAGATATCGCTGCAAGAACAAATGCTGCCCTATTCATAACATCAAAGAAAACGCAAAACTTCCTTGCAGGTGGCAAGGTGTTTATAGATGGCGAACGATTTGAATCGCAGGGTGGTTTGGCAGGTGAGGCAAAGATAAATCCAGTGAAATTGACACCGATCACTGTTCTACCATTGACTCCACCACCTGCACAGATCGCAGCAGGCGGTATTGTTCCTGCACTGGAAACTCCGGAAAGAGATTGGTCCGGTGTTGCCTCCTTTGAGTCTCCGGAAGAGTTGCATACTCCAGAAGGTATGGCAGAAAGTAAAGCATCTGCGGCAAAAACTCCTCCAGGAGTGAAAGAAGATCCAACCTATAATGGAAATAACAATGCCAGTTCTTCACCGGTAGCATCCGGTGTGGCAGTAGTTCCTCAGATTATTATTCTGAGTGATATCAAGGGAAGAACAGACTTTCCTGCCTCATATAAGATATCAAAGAACTTCAATGTGGGTAATATGACAGGTGGCAAACCAATATTGATACAAAAGAATTTGCCCGGAAATGCCTTCGGAAAGGCAAGAATTCTAACAGTTGCGCAAACAGTGGAAAACTTCGCTTACTTGGCAGAGAATGTCCTGGAAGTAGTTTACATGGCATACGGACCGACAGGTGGTGCCTCTATGGGTGGTGCTCAGTCTTCCAGCAAGGGTGTTTGGCAAATAAACGATGGACTAAGAATTGCCACAACTTCCAGTGAGCACTGTGAGGGATGTGCAGTTGATATTAGACCTATAAATAGAGGATCACAAGAAGTATATGATATGGCAAAAACTATCTTGCCACTTATGAAGTTCAACAATTTTTGTCTAGAATACAGAACACCAACTTCACAGAGACCAGGTGAAACTAAACCGTTGGGATCTTGGTGGAGATGGATTCATATATCACATAGATCTACTGGGAATACTTCTTTCTATGCAACAATGCTAAACGATAAAACACCTGCCGAGAATAGGTATAAATTGATACAGATTGATGAAGCAAAGTTATAGTTACCCTTTATCAAACCCTACACCGTAAGTATACCTGTTAGTCAAATATAAATCAAATAAGAATAGTTGATTCCTTCAATCTGTTATAAATAGAGTATAATGAAAATAAGTAGAACCTTCTCAGATATTGACCTGAACTTTATACCACATCCGGTAACGGGTGATATTGTCAAGAAATACGACGAATCTGCCATAAAAGCATCGATTCGGAACCTAGTATTGACCTCTAACTATGAGAGACCATTTCACTCTGAGATAGGTTGCCAGTTGAGGAATTTGCTGTTTGAACCAATGTCTCCGATAACTACCCAGTTGATACAGAATACAATTGGGCAGACTATCAAGAATTTTGAACCAAGGGCAATCCTGTTATCAGTGGTTGCCAGTTATAGTCCGGATAACAATTCTGTCTATGTAACGGTCAACTTTAT